AATTATGAGAGTTCCTCCCAGATTGTTTCCTGGCCGAATGGGACGTTGGGGAACGTCAAGTTTTACCACGGCTCAACCATTGAGGCTGTAATAGACGCTGTCACCGATGCGCAGTTCGGGAATATCCCCTATGCTGTTCCATCAAACAAAGAAGCCTTCATCACCGGGACCATTTTAAAGGCCGGCGTACCGATCCGAGTCTCCCAGACACAGGCCGATTACATCGAGGAATTGGGCGTAGTAACATTCCTGAATTCGCAAGGCTGGAAGACGCTCGGAGATTACACGGCTGGATATGATTCGGGCACAGAGGCTTCGAACGATCCTGCACAGTTCTGGATTTCGCTGAAACGCTCGTTTGTTTGGCTCGGAAACACGCTATCGAACTTTCTGGCCGGCGAAATTGATCTGCCGGGCAACAATCGAAGCCTCAGCACGATTGAGAATTCGCTTCAGCAATATCTCAACACTTTTATCCAGGTCGGGGCTGCGTGGACTGCACGGTGTCAGTTCAACGCGGATGAAAATCCGGCGGCGAACATTCTTAACGGGGTTTACACGTTTCACATCCTGATCAGTTGGCCGACCGCGATACGTACACTCAATTTGCTCATGGAGTACGACGTTGCCGGGCTCACAGCGTCAATCGCTTCGGTGAATCTCTCGTCCAGTAGTTAAAACGAAAATGTTTTTCCCGAACGTTAATAAGAACAGCAAGGTCTACAACGCCGCCGGCGCGCAGATCCAGGGGCTGCAATCGATTCAGCTTGTCAAAATCTCGTTCGAGAAATCGGAGTACCGCGCGCTTGGTGTTTCGGGCAGCCCAAATCTTCCAATTCAGGGCAACGTTACCGACATGGAAGTTGCTCTGAATTTCCACACGCCTTCGGACCAGGCGTATGCGTTGTTTCAAGGCGGCGGCCAACAACTCAGGATCATGTCTTCGTTCTCCGGGTACGAATCTTCGATCGGTGCATACGGTGAGATTGCGGAAGAGATCATCATGACGGTGCTCTATTCCGAGGCAGATCACGGCAAGCGCGAATATTCCAACAAGGCTGATTTCGCGATTCGCGGATCAGTGCCTTATTTTGCCGCTTACTGGAACGGCAAACTTCAGCACCAAATTGACCCGTTCAACGGGGTTTGCATCATCGGGGGCAAGGATCTGAACGCTCAGACGCAGCTTAATCTGCGGTAGTTCGCCCCTAGTAGTTAGCCCATATGGGCAAAATAACTGCCGTTCCGGCCCCGGGCGTTGAACTGAATCCCGAAGAGATCCCCCTGAACCCTGAATATTCAGGCCCAGAAGACGCTCCTCCATCACTGGAGCAGGTTAAACCCGACTATCCGAAAGACACTCGGTACATCGTCCTGAAAGAGCCGATTGAAGTCGGCGGCCGGGAAAGATTGACTCTGAACAGGCTGCTGATCGATCCTGAAGAACTTTCCGGGGCGGATTACGACAGGATTGATGACAAGTTTCGGGAAAGAAATCCAAAGCTTCACCGGGTCGCTATGAACCCCGCGCAGGATAAAGAATTTCTCGATCTTGTGCTTTGCGCTCTCAATCCCCCAATGATTCCGGAGGACGCCCGCAAGATCGGGTTTGGTGACAAATACGGCGTTTACTTTCGTCTAAAAGCAAAAATCTACTCGCTCTTGGGATAGAGGATCCTCCAAGCGGCGAGCGTACGGATCCGCTCTTTAAAATCCGCCAGATTTATCTGGGTCTGATCATCGGTACCGAAGGCTCTTCGCCGGAGTTCTGGACATCGATGCCTATCAGAAAAGCTCTTGCATGGCACAAGGCGCTTGCGGCCGCCAAGGATCCGGAAAGAGGAAAATCTTAGGTAGTTAAAAGTTAGATGCCATCCAACCAGAAAAACTACTCGCTGGATATCCAGCTAGGCGGCCATCTCGATCCGAGCCTGGCGCGCGCGGTTGGCATGTCGGAAAAGCAGCTTAAGGAGCTCGAGGACGCCATCAAAACGGTCAACAAGGCCGTAGGCAAGCAGGCCGAAGCATGGCTCAATGTGGCGCCTGAGATCGACAAAGCCGAATCCTCGATGAAACGTTTCGCGGAGACGGCCGCCGGCGTGTTCACCGGTGAAGCGATCTTGGGCGCTGTCGAGCAAGTGATCGGATCGATTGAGAACGGGATCCGGCGCGTTGTCGATGTGGCAAAGCAAGCAAGTGCCATGGCAAGCCAGTTTCAGCAAAAGGAGCTCGGTATTGGCAACCTGTTGCGCAATCGCCCGTTCGCGAATCAGCTCATGGGACAACTCCAGGGTATCGCGAACTATTCCCCTTTCCAGTTGTCCGAGCTTGCGACCACGGCGCGCAGCCTGGCGGCCCGCGGCGTTGGGCAGAACGACCTGCTTGAGACCACTAAAGAGATTGGCGACGTCGTGGCCGGCTTGGGCGGCGGCGAGGGCGAGCTCAACCGCGCGACGTTAGCGTACGGCGAGGCACTGAGCGGCGGAACGATCACGACCCGGGAAATCAATCAGCTCACGCAGTTAGGGGTTCCGGTCTGGGATCAGCTCAAAAAAATGACCGGAACGACCGTGGAAGAGCTGCGCAAACTGATCGAGAAGCACGGACTGTCTTCGGAATACATCAAGAAGATTTTCTACGATATCACGCATGGGGAAGGGCTCTTCACCGACGCGATGAAAAATTTTGCGGAAACCTTCCAAGGAATTCTCACGACGTTCGAGGATAAGGTTTCCATTATCATGCGTGGGCTCGGTGACGTGGTGAACGATTGGACCGGCCAATTCCTTAACTGGATCAACAACTCCGGGGTTTGGGATTCAGCTAAGATGTGGTTGGATACCGCGCGAGGATGGTCGGACAGCGTTCGTACGTTCTTTACGACCATTGCAGGCCCCGAAATGATGCAGCACCTAGAGGCTGCAGGCACCGTCTATTCCAACATCTTTAAGCGCATGCTCGGAGGGTTCAATCCGACCACGATGTTTGATGAGGTTCGCAATCCTGCGACCGGAAACATCGAGCAGGTTTTAAACGCCAGCGGGGACCAATGGATTCACAACATGACCAAAGGGTTCGACGCAGCGATTGATAAGCTTAAAGAGCTAGGGACTAGGATTGATGGAATATCAACTCGCCTGGCTCCAGTCGTGGGATTTTTCGAGAAGATCGCGAGTTCTCTCAATCAGATCGATGACATTCTTTACGGAAAAATTGTTCCGTTCCTTTGGGACAAGATGCTTCCGGTGTTTGATCGAATAGCGAAGTTTTTGGGACTTAATGGTCCGTTGGCCGATGCTCGGGGTCCTGGAACCGCTGATCAAAATAAACTTGATGAACACTGGAGAAAATACGACGAGCTGACCGGTGCAACCAAGGATCAGACTGATGCAGTTCAGAAGAATACTGATGCTATTCTGAATATGCAGCCGCCGGGGGTAGGCGGGAACTATGGCTTGCACGGCGGATTCAGCGGCGGCAGCACATCTGATTTTACAGTCTACGGTCCCGGAGTCGCCGGAGATCAGCCAGGCGGACCGACATACGACTCCGATTCCTACCATGGCATAGGCCACATTCAGGGGAAACCGTACAATCTCAATTCAGAAGGGCCAGCTCCCACAGCAATGTCGTACGATTATGCGACCGGGCATTACCATATCAAGCCGGGTGACACCTACATTTCGGATAAAGACCGTAAGCAGCACCGGTGGATGGACACGACGGGGTCGAAGAATCCTTCGAACGAGGACGTTTATACGCCCAACGGATCTGCCAGCGTCAATGTGCACTATCACGTCTATGCAATGGATTCGCAGGACGTGAACAGGTTCCTGGAACAGCACGGACCGACAGTGGACGACCACGTTCGCCGGGCGTTCGGTGACGATCTGGAGCGTGCGGCCGTCGTATGAACACTTACACGACCGAGCAGGAGGATATGTTCGACCTGATCTCCTACAGGATCTATGGGACCGAAAAGTTTGCGAACGTCTTGATGCGCGCTAACCCGGCATACGCCGCGGTCGTCAAATTTGACGCAGGAATCGCTTTGAACATTCCGGAGGTCAACATAAGCACTTCAGTCGGAAACGCTCCCTGGAGCCAAGCCTTCGCCAGCAACTAGGTTTATGAGCGGCATCACCGACCCATTCTCAACATCGTTTCTGCAGGTCCGGTCGGTTAAACCGGTGATCACGGTCAATAGCCAGGACGTGACATCCGTTGTTTACCCTTCACTGAAGACTTTGACCTACAAAGAAGGCATCGGCAGCCAGGGCGGCGAGAAATCGGCCGTGGGTGACACCGTAGAGATGGAGCTGGCCGACCCGGAAGGATTGTTCCGGAAGACGTGGACCATTGCAGCCAGGCAGCCGCTCGAGCTGTCGATGGTCACCAACAACTGGAATTCACCATTCGAGGGCCAGGTTACGAGACAAATGGGTCAGATGGAGATTAAGAAGATCTCCATTTCTCAGAGCAAGGGATCAGGAACCAACGTCAAGATTTCTGCTACCAGTATCCCGGTAACGAGCGATTTCCGGCTCACTAAAAAGAGCCGCGCATGGACGGCGACCAGCTTGCAAGGACTTGCACAGAAAGTCGCAACCGATAACGGTCTGCAGCTCAAATATCTTCCTTCGACCAATCCGCCGATCGGCCGTGCGGATCAGCACGACCATTCGGACGCTTATATGCTGGCCAAGCTGTGCAGCGAGAATGACATGGTGATGAAAATTAAGGATGGAACGCTTTGGATCCGATCCTATGCCGATATCGAGAATTCTTCTCCGGTCGGCACCTTCATCTGCCCCACAGCGGAGAACGTTGGAGGACTAAACGGCCGCGGACTCCTGGATTGGGATTTCAGCGAGCAGACCGAGGATGTCTATTCTCAGTGCACCGTATCATATAAGGATCCCTCCAAGGGCACGGTGACGAGCGCTACAACGTCGGATCCGAACGTCCCGGCCGGTCCGCACCTCAATTACCACTACGATCATCATGACGGAGTTCCGCAAGGACCAGGTCAGGAGATTACGCTGGACTGATGCCCATCTCTCTCACAGTTCCAGATGGCCACAAAGACCTCGCGCCGCCGGCGACAACCGCTAGTCCCATCCAGAACGGTCGTGACGCGGAACTGTTTATCTCATCAGTGGATTCAACCCGGACGCCGACGCCCAGACGTGGGTATGCGTCGATGTGGTGCATTCGCTCTCGGGAAAAGGTGGATCCACAACCAAGGCTGTATTTCAGCACGCAATCACGGAGTACTGATGGAAGAATACGGTTCAGCCGGACCAGATTGCCGGTTCGAGAATCTCTCGCGCGACGGTACCGTCGTTGCTCGCCGATTCGGTCAATATGGCCCCGAGGTACAGGTTACGTTTCCCGACCGTGATGGAGTAACCACCGATTGGCTTCCGGTCAAAGTGCCAGGGTCGGCCGGGTGCAACTTCTTTTATTGTCCGCGCGTTGGCGACAATGTCACGGTGCAGCATTATCCGACCGGAATCGAAAGTGGCGTTGTGGTTGGAGGCCATAACACTTCGAACAATCCCTGTTTTCCCCCGCACAGTCTCAACTCGATCGCGATGCAGCCCGACGATGGCAGCATGTTCGAGTACGACCCGGACGTCGGATGCCTGGTCGTTAACGGAATCGGCACTCTCTATTTCAACGCTCTGGGACAGGCAATCTTTATTTGCGGCGGAGATTTGGACGTAACGGTCGGGGGAAATCTCAATGCCACGGTGACGGGCAACGTGATCATTACGGCTCCAAATATCAGTCTTAACGGGAACGTGGAAATTACAGGAACTCTTTCGACTACCGGCAGCGTTGCGTTCGGCGCCGGCGGCACGATTCAGACGCACTTGCAGAACTTGGACGGCGCCGGCGGCGGGTCCTAGAGCGGTATTTAGTCTTGAATGGCCGGACCTTATGGAATACTCGGGACAATCGTTTTCATTGGCGGTCTTGGCACTGCCAATGGACCGCGCGAGATTTCCAAGAACGACAAAAGCGATTTCGTTCGTCACAAGATTTTCAATGGCGTTGATTTGATTGAGTCGGTCGGCGACGAGCCAATTGATCTGGATATGCAGATCAAGTTCATCGCCGGGTACACGTCGGATCCGTCTGCTTCTTTGATTGCCCTCCAAGCCTTGAAGGCTGCCAAGACTCCTGTCCCGCTCATGATCGGTGCAACTCCGTTCGGGCGTGGACTCCTCACTTTGTTCGTGATTGAGAGCATTCAATCGAAGTTCGACAAATGGGTTGCGGGGAGCACTCTCGGTATACTGAATGTTTCCTTGAAGCTGGTTGAATACTCCAATCCTTTCTCGCTCTCCGGTCCTCTGGGGCCACTTGTGCAAGCAGGCTTAGCGCTTCTTTCAGGCGGTTCGTCGAGCGTGGTAGCTGTCGCCGGCACGCTTGGAGCGGCCGCCTTGGGCTCTATCCCGTCTCCAACATCTATTCTTCAGCCGGGATCCGGTGTCCTGGGCATCGTGGGGGCGACAGCATTTTGACGCCGAAAATATCCAATTTCTCGGCCCTGGTCGGCAACCAACTCTTCGTTCTGGACGGATCGTTCCAGTTCGATTTCGGTGTGACAGAAGGAAGTGTCCTCGAGGTGCTGCAGAACGTCTATAACACGATTTGCACGCCGTTAGGATCACAACCGCTGCAGCGTGCGTTCGGGACTGATTGGTCAATCATAGATCAACCCGGCAACCTTGGGTCGATGCAGATGCAGCAGGCCGTCTTGCTCGCATGCGCCAAATGGGAGCCGCGCGCCAATTTTAACACGATCCAGTTTTCAACGACTACCGAGAACGCGCTCAATGGCGAGTACGGCCTTTACGTCGAGCTCACCGTTGATCTGGATGCCACGATCACGCAGCAGATCATGGGGCCTCCTGCGGCGACAACGACATGGGTTGTGCAAGGCGATATGC